ACGAACAATTTGACCAAGATCTACTTTGGATTCATTAGTCGCTCCAGTGGGCTTCTTGCCAAGAAAGTAGCTAGTGGTATCTTCATCCTCAAAGCCAGGCGTTGTGTTATTCCCCTCGTAGACTCTATGGATATTGGTCAAAAAAATATTTCCCGTTTTATTGACCACCCCGATCTCGTCCTGAATATGAAGTGTCAGTTGAAAATCATCTCGCCAGTTTTTCCCCTCAAAGCCATTATCTGGAACCACCGGATCTTGAAAGAAAATCTTGAGTCCATCGAAATCCGAACGGATACGATCCAATACGATAATGTTCGGGGTGATAACTAGAAAGTTCCTTGCCAAGCGAGAATCTTCCTCGTACATCTTGTGGAAATAGCTCCAAGCTAATATCAAACTCAATACCTTAGTCTTACCACTACCTGTAGCCATTTTGATAACAAATCTCAACCAAGATTCATCAAACATACCAGTAGAGATGGCTCCCGAACTATCATATTTAAGAAGATCCAGCGGTTGCTTAACTCCAGCAATTTCATAGAGATAGATAACGGTCTCAACCGCCTCTCTTTGAGCAAAGTAGTATTCAAACAGATAAGTTCTGCCCTCACTATCATCCATGGGGTGCTCCGTCTTAAACCACCATTGCAATAAGATCTTGCTAGTATCGGTAGCTCCCTCATAGTTTTTGTCACGCCAAATAGCCACTTCTTTCCGAAGCTTGGCAACAAGAGGTGGCAACAGCTTGCCATAATCTTTTTCTCTCAACGCCTCATCTGCCGGAAACCAGCGTAAATCTGGATTCAAGATAGCATGGGGAGATTTTGGAAAATTAGGATGTAATGCCATTTGGACTAGTATTTAATTGAACCTCCATCTTTGCAATTTGTTTACTTCTGTAATCAGGAGAAGATTTCATTTTTACAAGAATATACCACTTCTTCCAAAAAGGAGACCTGATATACCTTTTTGTAAATTCAATCTCAGCATTCAGGGTGCTAATTTTTGCCTTGGCGGAAATGATGTGTTCCCGTACTTTCTCTACCTTTTCTTTAAGTTCTGTGGTGTTTTTATCCATGGTATCTTGAAAAACATCTTCTCGTTTTTCTAACATAGCAATTCGAGACAACGACGAAAGCTCGTCTAGCCATTTATTTACAACTCTCATACTTTCATTAAGCACTCTAAGATGAACTATGAATTTAATGATGGACCCGGAGACTTGATACCCAGTTAGTCTCTGATATACTGCGTCCTCTATGGGGAAAATATTAAACTCATTTAGCGTGATGCTTATTGGTGACATACCTGCCAAAAGGTTACAAATCTGAAGGTTAGTTTCAAAATAGTATATCTGAGTAGATATATATTCCTTCAGAGTATCCAGATAGGACATAGCCATCGCACCTTTCTGTAACAAAGCAAGCCAATACTGTCCAATTATGAAAAAACAAAAAGCAAGAAAGGCACCCCAAAACGCTGATGAAATTTCCAATATCATATGCTCACCTCAACCACCTTCATAGTGTCGTTCCCAAAGATATCAACTACCTTCACGGCAACTTTGTGCCGACCTTTTGTCATTTCAGTAGCAACACTTACGAGGTCTAACTTACGATCCTTTTTAGTTCTGAAAGATTGCCATTCATTCTCAAAGATATAATCTCCAGTCCAAATCTCTTCGGTTTTGTTATCTTTTTGTACCCGAATAATTTCCTGCTTACTCTCGAAATTGAAATCTACAGACCAATAGTCGATCCAATCAGACCACTTCTTAGTTAACACCTCCTGAGTGACTATGCCATCTTTGTCTTTTAGCACTTTAATAATCTGACCATTTTCAACCACAATCTTGTTGCTGCCATTTTTGAGTAAAGATTCAACCTGAGCTACAGAATCCTGATTATAAAAAACAGAAAAGTCCGTCAGCTCTATTGCCACGCTCTTGCCTTTGATAACGGGTCTGACTTCGATGAAAGAAACATCGTGAAAGACAACCTGATTTTTATCAATAGCTCGTTTATCAAAAACATCTCGAGGAATATATTTAAGAGCCATATCAATACCCTTGTCCTTGGCCTCTTCCTGCATCTTTGGGAATAAGCCCATCTCGAATTCAAAGGCTAAAATATCTACTTTGGTAATCTTCTTCTCCAAGCACTCTTCTACGACTTCTTCTACAAACCTACGGGTAACTGGCAAGTTGATAGCTCCAATCGATACAAACCGACTGGCTTTTTTCCCTCGGAATGTTTTAAAGCCGTCAACCGACTCTGCTTTATAGGCACCCAGAATCAGCTTTTCAAAATCTTGTTCTTTTTGATCAAGTTGCCTCTGTTTTTCCTCGTCTCGTAAATTAGGGTTGGCTCCGACATAATACTGCCTCTCGTATTTACCAAGGTTAAGAATCTCGAATGCACGATAATTTTTGTTACCATTTTTGAGTTCTCGCTGGACACCAATCATTCTTTTGCGAGATGTATGAACACTAAACTTACCCAAGTCAGCTCCAATCCACTTACGCCCGAGCTTCTCTGCAACGGCAAGCGTAGTGCCAGAACCGCAGAAGAAGTCAGCAACAAGGTCGCCTTCGTTTGTAGAAGCCTTAATTATTCTTTCCACTAAAGCCTCTGGTTTTTGTGTCGGATAGTCTACCCTCTCTTGAGCCACGGGATTTACTGGCGGAATATCATCCCATACAGAGTCAACTATATCGCCACCGATTTCGTCTAAGTAAATAATGCGAGTTCCACCTTTTGTTGGGTTCACATCATCCCGATACAACCTACCATTTTCGTCTGTCTTCCATCTCTTAAGATATTCAGGGCTATGGGGCTTAAATTGAGTATTCCAAATAAAGTTGTCCTTATCCTTGCAGTAGGAAAATATAGTGTCATGCTTTTGTGGGAATTTCTTAGTAGTGGAACGCTTGAACGCAAAGTAGCTCCAAGATATTTCATTTAAGAAATTCTCTTTTCCAAAGACCTCATCCAAGACCAACCGCATATAGCTATTTACTCTCCAGTCACAGTGGACATAGATACTCCCATTGTCAGCAAGTAAATCGTGCATAAGTTTAAGACGTTCGTAAATCATTGCAATAAAACTATCGGCACCTTTACCCCAAGTATCCCGATAAGCCAATTCCTCTAATACACTCGGATGTTTAGTGAATTGCTCATCACCAATTTCAATGTCCATCGAAAAGTCAGCTCCAACATCAAATGGCGGATCTATGTAGATAAGCTTAATCCCACCTTGCTTTTCTATTTCTTCTCTAAGAGGGCCATTCTTTAGGCTAGAGAGAATCAGCTTGTTATCGCCCCAAATCAGTTTGTTGACCCACCCTCCTATCTGGCGACCACCCTCATCAAAGAGCCCTGTTTGAATCTTTATCTCCTTTTCGCTCCTAGCCTCATCCACCTGCTCAATAACCTGAAAAGGCAACACCACATTGGTGATTTCATCGGTTTTGCCATTCCAGACCAGCTCTACCTCGTTTTTGTCACCGAACAGCAAAAATCGGTATTTGTCTGGCAGGGGTTTTCCGGCCTCCAAATACTTGATAATATCCCGCTTTTCGTTGTCTGCTAGCTCCATAGGGGTTATTTGACTTCTTTAGTATAACTCATAATAAGGCTCATTGGGACTGGACTTTGGGCACCTTTCGGGCATCCTTACCCTTGATATAGCCCTATAGACAAATGGAGGAAAATATGGCGAAAAATGAGGCAATTCTAGAAGCTCCCGAGGGGTCTTCGGAAGCCCTTGAGCGACCACAAGGAGCCAAGTACTGTCTCTATGCTCGAAAGTCCTCAGAGCAAGATGAGCGGCAGGCCCTATCCATAGATAGCCAGATCAAAGAGATGTTGGCCATGGCCGAGAGGGATGGCATAGAGATCGTCGAGACTATCAAGGAAAGTCACTCGGCTAAAGACTCCGGCCAACGACCAGCCTTTACAGAGCTTCTTCTCCGAATCCGAGAAGGCGATTTCAACGGGATTATGACTTGGGCTCCCGATCGTTTAAGCAGAAATGCCGGGGATCTCGGCTCTTTGGTCGATCTCATGGACCAAGGGCTTCTGCATGAAATCAGAACCCATGGTCAGATATTTAGGAATTCCCCTAACGAGAAGTTCCTCTTAATGATTCTCTGCTCCCAAGCCAAGTTGGAAAACGATAACAAAGGCGTAAATGTTAAACGAGGAATGCGAACCAAATGTGAGATGGGCTGGCGACCGGGAGTCGCCCCACTCGGTTACCTCAACAACTACGCCGACAACACGATCTTAGTAGATAAGGAAAGGGCTCCCATTATTAAAGAGATATTTAATAAGGTAGCCAAGCATGGCTACTCAGGCCGTAACATCTTGGACTGGCTAAACGGCGAAACCAGCTTCACAACCCGAAGCGGTAAAAAGATGGCGCTAAGTTCAATCTTTCTGACTCTCAAGAATAGCTTCTACTATGGTGAATATACCTACGGAGAAGGAAGCTATCAAGGCAAACATGAGCCACTAATTAGCAAGGAACTATTTGATGAGGTGCAAGTCAGAATTTCTAAACCAGCGCATGGCCGTCATGGCGAAAAGTGCTTCGCCTTCACTAGAATGATGACCTGCGGTCAATGCGGAGCCGGAGTCAGTGCTGAAGAAAAGTTCAAACGATTAAAGAATGGTGAGATGAATCGCCATGTCTACTATCACTGTACCGATAGTAAAAGAATTGGTTGTAAACAGCCTTATGTCAGAGAAGCGGATCTTATCGAGCAATTCGTGGAGATTATCGATAGGCTGACTCTAGATCGAATTGGGATGAAGGACAAGTTGCAGGAAGAAATAGACCGCTACAACAAGTTTACACAAGGCGTACTGGGCATTGACTCCACCACCTCCAAGATGCCAAGAGTAGACCTTAAAATGTACGCCAAGTACATTCTCCGGGAAGGTAGCAATGAACAAAAGCGAGAGATATTAGCAAACATCCAAAGCCAAGTATTGCTCAATCAAGGGAAGCTGTCTCTCCAAACTAAAACTAAGAATTAAATAGCTTGCTCCAGTCAGCGTCAAGATCAGTAATCTGCCAGTAGCGACCATCCTCTGCCCGAGTGAGGATGTATTTCATTTCCACATCGCCAGTCACTTCAGCTGGAGCTAGGATATAAACTTTGCCTTGGCTGGATTTAAGTTTGAGCTTATCCATATCCTCTCTAGAAATAATAAAGCTATTCTCGTCATCGGGATTCTCGGAAACAGACTTGCCCGACACTAGGTCCTTAATACCAGTGGTAATCTGCTCCTTAATCATCGGCTTCATATTCTCAATAAGACCAGAGCCAAGGATTGCTCCGAGCATCCCGAACGGATCTTCGGTCTTACTCGCTTCCGTCATCATCGCTGAGCTAACCTTGGGCCAGATACTGTCCATTAGCTTGTCGATATTAATGAATTTCATAGCCTTGTCTGCGTCTTGATGAGTGGCGGCCTGTTTGAATTGCCACATTGAATACTGGGGTGTGCCGAGAAACCAATAGACACCCCCCGCCAACACAACGACAGCGATTCCGCCGTACAAAAACCATTTATGCTTAAGAAAGCTAAGCGGAATTTTAATAGATAAATGACTAGGTCTAGGTAAAGTTTTCTTCTTCATTCGATTACAACTGTTCCATTAATAAGTCGAAAGATTTAGCTCCGACCATCCATGCCCCTGCGTTGAATAGCAACGGCGAAGTATTAGCTCCTCTGCATCCGTCAATTATGGCTGATTTAATTGTTTCTATATCTCCTTCTTGTGAGGAAATGATTCCCAGCTTAACTGCTACTTGCTTCACCCATGTATCGATAGGCTGACAATATTTGAAATCATCTGCTAGTAGCTTATCCTCTAACTCAAATACCAATGCCAAGTCTCGGATATAGAATGAGGACAATTTATCCCCGATGGCGTAAATTCCATTCAGCTCATTAAAGACACTCTCAATTTCCCTATTCTTAATTCGTTCG